CGAAAGTCTCGGATACATCGCCCCACTCCGGCCCTTCTGCCCTGCTTCTAAAACAGGCGGAGCAGTTCAAAGAGCTAGAGCGTTTATCTATCGTGCGACAGCAGATGCTCGAGGACCAGGCGAAAGTCCTCCTCGAGTTGCAGCAGTTGCGCGAGAAGGAACAGGAGGCGGTGAAGGCCTACTCGGAAGAGATTGCCCGTCAAAAGGCGATCAGGATGAGGCAGGCCGACGAAGCGCAAACAGCGAAGCTCAATGCGGCGAAGGAGCTGCAGAGAGTGAAAGACCAGCTGGCCAAGGCAAATGCCGAAAAGGCGGCCTTGACTGGCAGGACCGCTGTCAAAAAGAAGAAAAGACCCACACCAGTGGCTGCCCCGGCGGAGAGTGTAGTTGCACCTCCGCCCCATGCGGGCGCTGCGGAGATTGCGCGAGAGCTTTACAAGCTTTCCAATCCCTCTGGGACGTCTTCGGCTCAGCCGGCTACTCCGCTCCCCCAAGGAGCGGGGCTGCTGAACTGAGCTTGTTGGTGTACCAGATTGGGCGTGGGCCAGCACATGGCCAGCACTTCGTACCGAGTGCTGACCAGCTGGTGGAGGTTGTGGAGGACGTTGCAGCGATGCTCCCTTCGGTTCCCTTCAAACAAGAACCAACAAATGCCTTCCTGACCAGTGAGATCGAGAGATTCATTGGTGGCAGTGCCATCAACTGGGAGGGCAATCCAGGATACCCATTCGCTATAGCCTAAAAAACTAATCGAGATGTGGTTACTTATGCCTATGTGGCATTGGTGGCCTGCGTCCTGTCTGTATTGAGGATGTGGCGCGACTTGCCGCACGCCGATGTCCAAAAGATGTCGCCGTTGCAGCATTTTATGCAAGGATTGTACTGGGTGGTTCGCATGTTCATCAAGAACGAGCCACACTCAGCGAAGAAACGTGAAGAGGGCCGATGGCGCCTAGTCATGTCAGAATCGCTAGTAGTTTCAATCGCCTACGCCGTGCTTTGTCAAGATTATAATGATGCAGTGGTGAATAACCACGCTGATTTGTTTTTTAAGACGGGCATGGGACACAGCCAG